CACGTCATCAATGACACTTCCAACTTCATCATCATCATAGGCTTCCCCAGCGTGGATAGCGACGTGGTAGACAGCGCATACGTATATCACTATCACCCTTCCCATATTGATGAATATGGAGTGGGAGTAGTTACCGGCCCATGGGATTACCCCCTAGCATGCTCCACCCTTGTGTTGCGCGCCGATAACACCCGCGAAGTATGGGGTATCACCGACTCCACCACTGAAGATAACGTCATTGTTAAGCTCAAGGGAACCTCCGGTTATGACTACAATGGTGTAGTTACCCCCTTCGAGTGGGAAACAGGATGGGTGAAGATGGCGGATGATGCAGCGGCGAGATTGAGGGAACTTAACTTCACCATCGAAGAAGCTGACTCCAACTCCATTGCGTTAGGTGTCTCCACCATCTCCCAAGTAATCCCCAAAGTCACTCCCCTCCAATTCAACACTAACGGTGCTGCGCTCAAGGTGTTGTGGGATGATGATAATATTACTGTTCGCCAGATAACAGGGGGTGGCGTTGAGATACAACAGGGTCCACGCACCCTCACAATCACCTCCACCGACCGCGCTGTTGTAAGCGTCACCGCTGATGCTGAAGTATATGGTGAAGATAAAAACCTTGCCGACGGAAGCATGATCGAATCCTAATGGCTACTCCTCCTCTTCTTCGCAAGATGGGACGCGCTGAGCGTGCACGCCACCCGCACAACATCTCCCACCAGATTGACCAGCTTAGGAGTAAGGTGGATGAGATTATTCAGGCGCTTGCCAACTTAAACACTAACGTAACAGGTTCAAGCACCGGCACCGCCCCCATGGTAGGGCATGCAGCGTGGACGGGATCATACTCAACAGCGAGTGCGGATGGTATACTCGACACCTACCTTAGAAGTGACACTATCCTTAAGTTCCCCCCAGCACTAGGTACTCCTACACGAATTGTTACCCTAACCAACGATGGCACAGAGGGCGCACTCCTAACCGCTGATAATAGTTTTGCTGCAAACTTAATATCCCTTAAAGCCCCCAATGCCACTAACACGTTGAGAGTGGGGAAGTATGGAAATATTTCTATAGCTGGAACAGCCGCTTTAGATACCCAAATGATGATTTTCTCTAAGTCGGACTTCAATGAAGCAGCTTTAGTTCAGGGTCTAGCTTTCACAATGGGCAACACAGGAATAGGTACAGGTGGTGTGCCTGTTCGTGGAATTTCAGCAACAGTATCCGCCTCTGGGGTTAATGCTGGTGGAACCTTTAACGGAGCTATTGAGGCCATTCGAGTAGCTGTTTCGGCGGGAGCCAGCGGCAATAACAACTTCATAGGCTCCATCATCGCCATCCGCAACATCTCCAACACAGTCACCGAACAAACAATAGGAACCGCTGTAACAGCAGTCACCGACTTCCAATCCTCCAACACCAACGCTTTCACCCGCGCAGCTATCACTGAGCGTTTAGGTTTTGAACATAACGGGGCAATCACCTTACTAACCTCCGCTACCCTAACCAACCACTACGGCTTTCGCTGCAACGCCTTAACGGGTGGAACCAATCGAGTTGGTTATCGCTGCTTGGGCGTAACAACCGGCACCCCCACCATCAGTTACGGCTTTCAATCATTATCCCATAGTGTGGGTACCACCCGTCGCTCTTTCATTGGCGACAATACTTTTGAGAATACCACAACTGACTTCCTTTGCTCCACAACCGCCAAGGGGTTAATCTGCAAGGACTCCCAAGGTACTGCTGAGTATTGGCGCACCTACATCGACTCCACCGGCACCAAGGATATGACGATGACGGTGGACAGCACAGGGTTCGCATCATTCACCCGCGCCGCATCCGCCACGGGAGATGTGCTGCTTAAAGTTATTGACACCGGTACCGCCGCCCCAACAACTTAAATGGCTATCATAACTTCCCGCGCAGTTGGAGTGGATACCACAGCGAATCAACCCGCTGCTGCCACAGCCAACAGACTCTACGTCCACACCACAAGTGGAAGTAAACTCTATCTCCCCGAGATTGATGATGGCGCAGCATGGCAGCCGTGGCGCGCCAACGTACCTTACCTAATGTTCTCCGTTCATACTACCGCCGCGACATGGAATGTGGACCCAGGGGGAATTGGAACCTATCTATCCTTTGATACCACAAACCAAGCCAATCTCCACAACCTCGACTTCACCCGCTTTCGGCAGGGTAGGATCATCGCAAGGTGCAGCAACAGCGCCCTCTCCTCTGGATCTATTTTGGTTAAGATAGTTGACATCACCAACACTCAAGATCTAACCCCCGCTGTGACGTTTCTCGCAAATGGATTATGGGCTACACGCGTTTCTGCATGGCAGGCGCTCAACTCCGCAACCTACGCGGGGGATGCAATTTTCGAAATACAGGGTTTGTCTGGAATGGGTGATGCGCTTGCGGTTGGAACTATATCCCTTGAACTTCGCTAACTAATTGGAGCTTCGCTAATGGCAAAGTTAGTTCTCACCATCGATCTTCAACAAGACAACGGCACCAGTATTCTCAAAGGCACTCAAACTAAAACCTCCTTCACTCAGGCTGACTACGATCTTGTGCATGACTTCCTCGTAGGCCAAGCCATCGCCAACCTCCTCAAGATGCAATGTTGGAGGGCTAGTAACGTCATAACCTTTAATGGTGAACCGATCACCCTCACCATAAGCAATCTATGAACCTCGACATTGACTACCTCCTAGCCACCATCGGCTCTCTCCACTTCCAAATCTCTCAGCTTCGTGCTGAGCTACAGGAGATTCGTGAGCAATCCCAAACCGACGCTGAAGCTGAAACTGCGCCCCGCAAACGAGGCAGAACTCCCGTTCATCCACCTAGTAACAACGGCTGAACCATTCTTCTACCACATCGACGGCTCGCTCATTAGCTTCAGGGAATTCCTAGATTACGACATCAAGTGGTATGTTGCGGTGGATGATGATGGGGAATGTTACGCGGCGGCATCTTTCGGCTTCATTGATTGGATTAATCGCAGCGCGGGGATTGGGTTGGTGGTGCTTCCTAGCAAGAGGAGATTGGGTGTGGCTACACAATGCTTAGAACTCATAACTAAGATGGGATTCAAAACTCTAGGCCTCCACCGCCTGTGGGCCAGCATCGTGGAAGATAATCGGGTAGTGTGGGAAGGTATGAAACGGTTTGGCTGGGAACATTGTGGGCGCTTCAGGGAATCCCAGCTACTTGATGGGAAATGGGTTAATAGAGTTATATTCGAGTTAATCAACAAGGAAGGATAATATGGGAGCAGCGGCAGGGTTAGGGGCGGCTGGACAGGCTATAGGTATCACTGGAGGTGAACGCGGGCGCAAGGGAGCTAAGCGAGGATTCAAGCAGGCTGCGGGGGAGTTTCAATCGCCCGCCTCCCTCACTAGTAGCGGTGCCGCGTACCCTCTCTTCGGCACAAAGGATGCGAGTGTGTTTCAGAACCTTGGGGCGCTGCTGAGCGGAAACTCCCTCGATGAGCTTCAGCCTGCGCTGAGGAGTGCTGATATTGGTGGGCGGAATCAGCAGCGTTCCTTTGCTGGGCAACTTGCACGCAGCGGCCTCACTGGAAGCGGATTCGGATTGGGGAATAATCAAGCTATAGCTAATCAGACCGATGTTAATAAGAGTAACATCCTCGCCCAACTCCCCGCGCTTCGGCGTGAGAACCTCGCCGCAGCCCTCCCCTACTTCCAAACCTTCATGGCTGATATAGCGCGTAGGCAGAGTGGGCGTGCGGGGATTAAGGAACGTAGCGCAGGCACCAATGCTGCCGCTAAAACTGAATCCTCAAACAACATGGGCAACATGGTGAGTAGCGCTGGGATGGGTAAGGGCGGGGGAGGTGGAAAGTAATCATGCCTGATGATTATGGGAATCCAACCTTTAAAGACCTCTTCGAAGATCCCGAGGTGCTTAGGAGATTGTATAATAATCCTTCGCGCCAACCTTCCCCCCTAGAGCAAGCATTCAACTACTCTGCGCCTGCACAGGTTCCTCTCCCCAGCCCCCTTTCACAAGATGAGCGCATTGCGGGGAGGGCGGCAATAACCAGTGGCGGACTCACAGACCTCGCAGGTATATACCTAGGGCAAGCTCCCCGAGGCCGTAGTGAGGCTGCTCTTCAGGATTACGCTGGACAGTTCCGTGCCGTTGAGGATAAGACTCGCGCTGCGCAGATGTTCAACGCGGGGCAGGAGAATCAGTTTGGGCGAGCCTCTCAAGCTCGTGATGCAGCGATGCAGAGACTACTTTTACAGGAACAGGGTAAGAATAGCCGTGTGCAAACTAAGATGCGAGGAGGAAAGGTTAGAGTACTAACTGAAACCGATCCTTCCACGGGGCAGCCTGTTAATGTAGCTTACCAGGAAACTACTGATGAAAATGGCAACATGATCCTTCAGCGTATGGGGATTAAGAAGGATGAATCTGTTTCCACCTCTACCCCTAAGCCTGTTCATTACAGCGCAGTAGCCACAGAAGGTGGAGGAGTTACCCGCTTCCCCACTACGGGTACCACCCCAGTAGGGCAAGTTATCACTGGCCCCGGTGGACAGCCCATAATGAAGCAGCCTAGCCAAGGTCAGATTGCCCAAATAGCTGGGGATATTACAACCCTTCGTGGAATTGATGAGATTTGGAAAGGGTACCAAGATATACACAAAGCCACTGGGGGAGATGCTCCACTATTTTCGATAACAACTGGCAAGCGTATATTGGGGACTGAGCTAGGCGAAACTAAGTATGGTGGGAAAGTTTCCCCCGCCTATAACCAATACATCACCAAGCGCCGCCTTGGGCTCAATCGCTATATCAAGGGAGTAACAGGGGCACAGTTTAGTATTGCGGAGCTTAAGCGGTATGAGGCGTTGTTCCCCCAAGTAACTGATGATGAGGAAACTGCTAAGACTAAGTTGAGTGATATCGCTGGGCAGGCTGTGGCCGATATGAATGCCTACATTAGCGCGCATGGTGGCCTCGCTGGTATGCGTAATGATCCCACTGAGTCGTGGAGGTTTGGAGCAGAGGGTGTTGTTGATGTTCCCCCCAAACCCGGTCAGCGTACTGCTACCCCTAAACCCCCTCCCCCTGGAACTAAAAAGTCCCTCGAAGAGCTTGCTGACGAAGCGATGCGCTAATGGCTTTCGATCCTAATGACCGGGAAAGTGTGAAGCAGTTTCTCATCCGCGCCCGCAACGAGGGGTATAGTGATGATGAGGCTGTGGAGTTTGTGAAGAAGCGTAGACTATCCTCTGCGGGGAAGACTCTACAGAAAGAAAGCGCCTTCAAGATTCAGCAGTCCCGTCCCATCCTTAGCGCTGGTGCAGCAGACGTACTCCCACCGGGGAAGTATCAAGAAGCTCTCCCCTACATGTTTAACGCCCCCGGCCAGGCGCTAAAGGAGGGTATTGATTATCTCGCAGCAGAGAAGCCCGAGGATCGTCCCACTGCGTTGGGAGCTGCTGCACGTATAACAGCAGTAGGGTTAGCGCCTAAGTTTGTTGGTGCAGGGGCGAAACTCATTGGACGTAGTGTGGGATTCGCTGGCCCAGCTATGGAGAGGGTGGCGCAGTCTGGGCCGATACAGGCTATCAAAACTATGTATGGGAAGATGGCACAGGGGGCAGAGGAACAACTTGGAACCACTATTGCTACTAAGACGGGTGAAAAGTTAGCTCAGCAGCAGGGAAGCGCCCTCGCTAAGGATGCCTTTGTAGACAACCTCAACAACGCGGGTAAAACAGTTAAGGTTGAGAAGCTCGCACAAAGTTTGATGGATGCTATCCCCGAGGCTGAAACCTTTGGAAGTGACGTAATGAAGCAGGCGCGAGAAAGGTTAGTGCAGCTTGGGGATGAGCTTCTCTCTAAGCGGCAGAATGGAGCAGTGGGGATAGGGGACTTCATGACGTTCAAGGAGAACCTTGGGCAGCAGCTATTCAAGGTATCCAATGGAAGGTTGAGGCAGAAGTTGGGTGCGATGGTAGCGGAAGCTAACGACACCCTCATTCAGGATCTTGGCCCCGCTGCTGCTAACCATATTAGAACGCTGGAAACTGCCACCGCCAATAGGCTTGGGGTGCTGCGTAAAGTTAATAAACTGTTCAAGACTAATCCTGAGAAGGTTATACAGAAAGCGGCTGGAAGTGAGAAGATTATGCGAGCGATTAATGAGCTTGATGGGCAGTTTGGTACAAACTTTGCCGAAGAGATAGGCGCTCTCGCGGCTAAGAAAGCCTTCACCCCCCACGATATGCCATTCGTATACCGCGCCCTCGACCGCATTACCCGCATAGCGGGCTCCAGCGCGGTGGGATTCGCAGAAGGTGGACCAGCAGGATTACTAACCTACTTAGCATCATCGCCCCCCATGAGGCGTCAGGCGGCTAAATTGGGGCTACTCCTGAGCACCACGGCGCTCCCACAGGTAGGGGCCGCTGCTGGGGCTAATGCTGTATCCCCCAGTCCTGAGCCTCAAGGTGAATAAGTTTTGGGAGTGGTTAATCTCCCTCCTAAAACAGAAAGAACCGGATTATGTGACGCAGATGCCCAAACTTCTAAAATGGCCCATCCAACCTAATAGAGGGGTTAGAGATAGGGATGAGTATGGGTCAGGCTCCTTCGGCGCATCACGTGATGGAGGGAAACGCCCCCACCCAGGGTTAGATATAGTGTCCTCTCCAGGTGACAATGTTGTAGCTATGTGTCCTCTAGAGGTGACACACATTGGGTTAGCTTATGCTGGGGATACCCTAGGCTCCATACACTTGAAGGGTTGGGATGAGTGGGGGGCGTACACCTTCAAGATTCTCTACGTTGAAGCTGAAGTTACTGTGGGGGAGATACTAAGGGTGGGGGAGGTTATAGGGGTGGCACAAGATTTAGGAGAGCGATATCCAGGTATAACGTGCCACGTCCACCTTGAAGTCCATACAAACAATGAGGCCGTGGACCCACTGCCTCTTCTTGAGAGGGAATCATGAAGGGACTCTTAGACAGGATAGGCGCGGGGGAAGGCTTGTGGGCGATGGCGATGACAGGGTTAGGCACCATCGCTGGCCTCTTAGTGGGTAAGTGCTTGAGTGGTGGGGAGTTTGTTAGCGCGTTCACCATTTGGGTAACAACCGTGTTTGGGAGTGCGGCTATCGCGGGCTTTCGCGATTGGAATAAGCCTGCGCCTCCTAAGCCGTGAGGGGGCTTGACTTTATGCCTTGGAAGACTATACTTGAGAGTAGTTGGTTAAAGTGGGTGGGTGGGGGACTAATAGGGCTCCTTGTTAGCGTGCTAACTAGCCTCACCCCCGATCTCTTCTGGCTTCACGATAACCGATTGGCTATCTCGCTATTTGTCGCTAATCAACCCATGGTTCAGCGCGACATTAGCGAGTTGAAAAATGGCCTAGGTGAAGTGAATATCACCATGAAGGAGTTGATTGTTGAAATGCAAAAGCGACAAGCCTACGAAGCTGCTGCGGCAAAACGTCGTGGGCGGCAAAACTGAGCGTATAGTATTTTTACCCGATGTGCATAGCTATGATCATGACCCTAAAGCACTCTCCCTCGCCCGTCAAATAACTGAAGCATTCAAACCCACCCGCATAATCTGGCTAGGTGATGTAATAGATGCATGGTGGGCTACTCCCCGATTCATCCGCAAAGCAAAAGAGATAAAGGGTGCATGTGCTAGAGAGCTTGAGATGTGGGATAAAATCCGCAAACAGTTCAAGGCCCCCCATATCCAAGTTATCCCCGGCAACCACGATGCTAGAGTGCTTGAGTTAAGAAACCATATTGAGGAGAAGCACCCCGAACTCCTCGGAACTCCTGCTTTTGATTGGCTTGATTTAGCTAAAATGTTGTGCCCAACTGGAGAAGAGTATGTCGAAGCAGGAGCTATTAAACTTGCTGAAGGAGAATTTACAGCCACACACGGTATATATACTGGTCCCACGGCGTGCAAACGGGAAATGCTACGTTGGGGAACAAGCGGTATCTCTGGGCACGATCACGGGCTCCAGAGACATTATCAGCGCGACAGTCGTGGAACTAGAGTATGGGTTTCAGCCGGACACCTCGAACTAAATCCACCTCGTTATCATCGTTTGAATGACCCCGCTCCTCAGACTTGGATACAAGGGATGGCGGTGGGCTATTTCCAAGAAAATCAATTTGACGTGGATGATATACCGTTTTCACACCACTATAAAGCCATGCTTAATGGGAAGCGGTACTCCGCCTAACCCCCTCAACATCTTCCCCGTAGCAGACCCCGCTCCACCCCCTGACGCGTATGACCGCGAAGATGATTCCTACTTCAAGCGAGGACTAAAACAACGATGAAGAAGATACTTTGCACCATACTCATCCTCCTATGCGCCACCCCCCTCTTTGCTATGACATTCACGTGGCAGCAAGACTTCGGGGGAGCCACCCTCAGCGACGCCGCATTCGTTAGAGCAGTCACCTCCGACCCTTCAGGCAACGTAATAATCACCGGCGAGTTTCAAAGTGACGCAACTGGGATTAGCTTTGGCGGTGCAAACTTAATCAACGCCAACACCCTCAAAGATATCTTTGTTGCTAAATATAACTCTTCGGGTGCACATCAGTGGTCGTTTAAGCTAGGCACAACCGGCACCGACGACGGCTACGGTATAGGCACGGATAGCAGCGGCAACATCTACATCACCGGACAGTTCCAGGGAACTGTGGATTTTGACCCCGGTGCAGGCACAACCAACCTAATCAGCAATGGGAACGCGGATGTTTTTCTCGCTAAGTATTCAAGTGCTGGGGCGCTAGTTTGGGCGAAAAACTTTGGCGGCACCGGGGATGATGTGGGGTTTGCAATATCCGTAATGTCTAATGGGACAAATGTTATTACTGGAAAGTTTGGCGCGTTTGGCAACGGCACCATCAACTTTGGCGGAGGGGTGCTCACCACCGCGGGGAATGAGGATATTTTTGTAGCCACCTTTGACACAGATGGGAATCATGTTTGGTCGAAAAGTACAGGTGGTCCAGGGGCGGATATTGGCTTATCGGTCGCAATCAGTACCACGGGAGCGGTTGTGGCTACTGGATATTTTAACAACACCATCCAACTTGGGTGTGGAACCATATCCTCCGCTGGATTAGCAGATGGAGTTATCCTCGCGTACTCCTCAACTGGAGTTAGAACGTGGGTAAGGAGGATGGGGGGGACTAGTGATGATAGAGGGATAGCTGTCGCAATCAACTCAAGTGGTGAGGTGGTGGTTACAGGCACCTTTGACACCACCATCAACCTCGGTGGGGGGCTTCGTCCGGGTACCACTGGGGGTGGACCGGATATATTCTTGGTTAAGTATACCTCTAATGGTGGTTGGATGTGGGATAACGAGTATGGGTCTGTGCAAGGATTCGGGGATGGAACCGCCGCCATTACGATCGACTCGTCAAGCAATATCATCATCACTGGGGCGATGCTCAATGCGTTGAACTTCGGCGGCGGCTCTCTGACAGGTGGTGGCAGCTATGATGCATTCTTGGCAAAATTCACTACTGCAGGTGTGCATATCTCGTCCCTCAGATTCAGGCCCAGCCCCGACACTCTCCACGATGAGCATGGTTATGGAGTGGCGGTGGATACGAGTGGAAACATCTTTATAGGCGGAGACTTCGACACCGACATGAACCTTGGAGGCGGGAATATGACTAGCCCTGGTGGGTTTGATGGATTCCTTGGAAAGTTTGCGCCATGAGGAAACTCCTCCTCACTCTCATAATGTTGGTCACATGCACAACTATGTTGGTCGCAGCGGTAGGCCCCCAACCTACTGCTGTGATCATGCTTAAGTTTGCCGAAGACCCAGTTGAACACTGCGATACTGCTTATGCAGCGGATATTGTATTCAATCAATATAGTAACTGGCTTCTCACTGAATCTAGGGGGCAAGAGTGGCTCACAGGGGGGCCAAACGTGCTAGGTTGGTGGACTCTCCCCCACGAAACCTCCTACTATTGTGCGGTTGGAGCAGGCTACTGCAACAACTATAACCTCCTCCTAGACGCAGACGACCTCGCTGTGGCGCATGGCTATGGAACACACTGGGGCAGGAAACTAACTGTTTTATATGTGAACAACAACACCTACCCCGGTATCAGCGGGGATGGGGGGGTGGTATGGTCGGTGTGCCCCGTGCCACCCTCAACCTCCCCCATGTATCTCATGCGCCACGAAGGTGGTCACGCGCAAGGTCTCCCGCACGATAACGCTTGGACGTGCTCGGATGCTGATGTGGGGGAGGATTACGTTAACGTTATTTACCAGAATACCGCCACCTGCAAGTGGGCAGAGTATGGGGATAAGTATGATCCTATGGGATTCTCAGCCACCCCCGGCACCCACTACGCCTTGAAGTATCAGTCTGATCTAGGATGGCGCTCCCCCAACAACGTTAAGGTTGCAACGGTGGGAGAGACAGTTATCCTCACCCGCGCCGATATCACCACCACCGCCATACAAGAGGTTCAAATCTATCTCGCCCCCGAATACTACTATACCCTAGAATATTGGGTGGATAATGGTGTACTCATCCGCCTCAGAGCCCCTCGTGGAACAGGTAGGGGCCTTCTCAGCCTCATCAACAACACCGGCCCTAACGCATGGGAACACGACAGCGCAATCACCTTCACCAACCCATTCGTTGACCCTTATCGCCACATCAACATTAGCCTCATCTCAGCCACCTCAACCTCTGCCACTCTCTCTATAACCTCTCAACCTGTAGTAACACCTCCTCCAATAACTCAACCTCCCCCCACCCATGGGCGCAAGAAGGGGAATAGATAATGATGAAGGGATTAGTTTGTAAGGTGTTGAAGGGGATTTTTGTAACGGGGTGGTTGTGTGCTGCATCAGATCAGGTACAGGCAGCTACTTACTATGCTGGTCCAGCGGGAATTAGTAGTGGAGCATGCACTGCGGACACCGCCCCTTATTGTGAGTTGAGCTACGCCATAAGCAAACTCGCTAATGCGGGGGATGTGCTTGAGGTTCATGCAGGGACATATTCCACCGATCGCTATATGATCCGCAATAAGAATGGAGCGTTGGGCAACCACATCATCATCCAAGGTTACCACTACGGACTTGCGGGGGCTGAGCGCCCTATTATAGAAGGTGCAGCCTCAACCACCTGGACTCGCTGCGTTAACACTTCCAACGTGGAATGCGTAGGCCTTCCCACTCCTGTAACAGACTATTGGTACACCACAGGCACAGGTAACCAAAATAAGTCATTCTCTGCTTTTTATGCCAACGGGCGAGGCACATATCAAGTTACATCCAAAACCGATATGACTAATGCCCACGCCGGATTCGTGGCTCGATCCTGCACCACCGCCACTTGGATAGCGTGTGCAACTGATAGTGAATGCCCTTCAGGGGATACTTGCAGCGTCTCCACTATTCCAGAGGTGGATTCTTATAGTGAGGGTAGAAACTGCGATTGCACTAACTATATCGTAACTCGCTGGTGTAAGAATGGGGCCAACTGTCAAACTCCCGGAAAACTCCTCTACAACAACAATGGCTACGGATTCGATATTGGTCCCGCAAGTTATGTAACCATACGGGGGTTCTACTTCCGCAACTTCCGCCGTGGAGCCATTGCCCAAACATCTGATAGTGGTGGATCTGCCCCTACTGCCCTCATCACCTTAGACGATAATATCTTCTCCAACTCTTTCGATCTAGGTAGTGGGTATCAGATTGATATAAAGCTGTGGCCCGATGTCACCATCTCCAACTCTTTCTTCTCCCACGCCGCCTCCGAATCAATCCACACCGAAGCTCGCTCAGGGGGAACCAAACTCACCATAACTAATAACTATATTAGAAGTAACGGCGATGTGAATGTGCTTGGGCCAGCGTTAGGTCAGCTTGCAGGTGGCACCCCCGAGGGGATGACCCTTTCCCACACCCCCTCCATTGGAAACGATTACTCCGACAGCATCATTGACGGAAACTATATCAACAACGTGGGTAAGCAGGGCATCATATTCGAGAATAACTTCCACGGCACCTCCGGCCACCCCGTTACAGTATCCAACAACATCATCAACGGCACCGCCCGCTCAGGATTCAAGTTTGCGTGTGATGAGGCTAGCGGCTCAATCAGCTACATGAATCTCTACAACAACATCCTCGTAAACGCCAACCTTCTAGGCTCCTACGCCCCTGTGGAGTTTGCCCAAGGCATCTCCACCTGCCTCTTCAGCAATATCAACTTCTACAACAACACCATCATCTCTCGTAATGGCATTGCAATACGTGGCAGCGCAGGAACCGGCCTCACCTCTATGGTATTCCGAAATAACATCCTCTACTTCAGTGGGGATGGGAAGCTCCTAGATTTCCCCGCAAGCTCTACCACTAACAAGTTTAGTAACAACATTGTCTACACCACCTCAAACTCAGCGGGAATTGCCACGTGGCGGTCAACCACTTATAACTGTACATCATCCCCTTCCATCATTGGTGCCGATCTAGACGGGGATGCGGTAGCGGACGGAAATCAGTGTGCTAACCCCTCTTTTGTGAATATAGCCACCAATGATTACCACACCAACCTAGGCTCCCCCGCTATAAACCTGGGCACCGCAACAGGGATGCCTTCCACACATACAACCTCCATAACTAACACTATAGTATCCTCCCACGGCCTCCCCAGCTACGATGATGGTGACACTCAAAGTGGGAGTGCGTGGGATGCGGGTGCGACGGAGTATGTGACAGTTACCCCAACCTTCCTCACTGATGGTAGCTTTGAGCTTGGGGATTTCAACCTTGGGGGCGCAGAATCAACCTCACCCTGCACAGACGTTCCTGCTGGTACAGGTGGAAGAGCCACTGTATTCGCTGATCCTAATGCCCCTGATGGATCATATGCGGTTAAATTGGAGCAGTATTTCATTGGTAACGTATGCACTCCCCCCGCGCTTCCGGGCTTCAAGTTCCCCCTCACAGGCTTAGCTGTAGGCAACAACTACATCCTCAACGGCTACATGAAGAATCCTACAGCTATTGACACCCTCTACCCTCTCCTCATCTGTATGGATGATCAATGTAACGACTCCCTCCCCCTTGGTGATATGGGGATGCCTGAGTTGGGATTGTGTGTGGGGGGGACTCATGTAGGTAATAGTTGCGGGCCTGACCCCGGCACCGAGACTTGTCCAGGTGGAACATGTGAGCCACGGGCAGGTTACTACCCCTTCTCCTCAATCTTCCAAGCACGCTCTTCAAGTGAATTCCTGCGCTTCATTGTACTGTCTGGAAGCGATTCCCTCTACCCTCGCTACATCTACCTCGACAACATCAGCATCAGCGGAAGCTGTGTTCTCACCCCGTAAGGAGCATTATGAAACTTTCCCTCAAAGCTAAACTACTATTAATTGGAGGAGGCATCATCGTGTGCGCCCTCCTCGGCCTAACCCTCTACTGTAAAGGTAAGAAAGTAGGCGCGGTGCAGGTTAAGCAGGTCGACTTCCGCAAAGAACTCGATGACCTCGATAGGGAGAAGCATGAAATCAAAACTAATGTCCACGCTCTTGATACTAACGCTCTCAGGACTCGCATACTCGACTTGTCTAGCAGAGTCCACGAAGAAGCCGCCCGCTCCAGCAAGTAAGGTATGCTTCTCTGCCCAAGAAGCTGGGAACATTGCCACCAGCATGGTTGAGGCGCTTGCTGAGCTTAAGCATAGGCAAGGTGAGATTGATATGCTTCGAGCTACCAAGCCTTCTAGGTTTGGGTGGACGGTGGGGGGAACCTTCCAGTGCGGCTACGCGTTGGGGGCGCAGCAGGTTGATTGTGGGCCAGGAATTGGAGTAATGTGGGGTCTGAGATTCTAGTCATTTCCCATACCACTTCGAATTCCTCCAACAACACTCTTCCACATGCCCCCGCCGCAGCTTCCACGCAATATAGTGCTTCCCCTTCTCACACCACCCCATTGCAACCTCTTTATCATTCCCCTTATTCCCCCTTCCCTCCTCCCATAACCACCCTACCCATATTACTTCCTGCTTGTGTTCCATATCCAAACGAGTATTCTTGTAGCTCTCCTGCTTGCGGGATTGTTGTGTAGACCCGTCAGTATATTTGAGGGGGCGGCCTATTTTTTTAGGTCTAACCTCATCAGCACACACCACACACTCTTGCTTGGCTGCCACCTTCTCCCCACCACCATCCACCCCACCTTCATCCACGTTTCAACCTCCTCCTCAGAGTAAGCCCACCTAAACATAATCTCACACAACCTCATCCACCTTAAGCGTGTCTCCATAATGCTTCACCAACAAGTCCGCCAGCGTGGGGAGATGCTTCAGTGGAAGCTCCCACTCCTCAAGCGTCTCCCTGTTTACCACCTGAATCCACTGCTTGCTTGTGATGCGGTAGACATAACTGCTTCCTTCGATTCGCTGAAAGGTTGTGGGGAGCATCAACATTCTCCAAGAAGGGTTTAAGTAAGCGCGTACGCCAGTCTGGATCATCATACCCATACCACCACCACCTTAACTGCTCAAGGGGATGCCGCCACCATCTAATCATAATCTACTTTATCCTCTTCCTCGCGCAATTTTTTTCTCAATTCTTTTAGGCTGGTGGCATTGGCAATCATCTGCCATAGCCTACCATTCTCTTTTAAATATCTATCAGCGCGAGCATTTTCCCGTTCCTTCCTTTCATCTGCCTGCTGCACAAGATGCACCAACATGCAGAATAAAGCTTTAGGATCAGTATCTATCTCGGCCCGTACCTTAGCCCCCACAGTCGCATGTCCCCATATAGGATCAGCGGAAGCACGTTTGATGAAAATTTTTGCGGACTCTGGAATGGGCCGCAAACCTGCGCGTGGAATAGCTTCAAGTATGCTGCGCGACAACTCCCTCACACATTCTGAATAAATCTTATTCAGATTCCCACTAACTTGTATGGCCACCCCAAACTCTTTCTCCATCAAAACTGCTAGTAGCATGTCTTTTGTGGAATCTTCCATCTTCAATCCCCATTACAATTCGAAAGTAAAATCCCACACTTCGGGCACACGATCTTACAGTGGTTAGGAACCCCTTCTCTCCCACATGCGGGGCAGCGATCTTCATTCATCGCTTTAGTCCCTCCACTGGAAGTTCGTCTAAAATTTTAGCAGCTAAATCTATAGCTTCTTCCACGGTTAGGTTGGAAAATTTGCTTTTCAAAACTTTTACAATACGTTTTAAATATTCACTCTCAACGCTCACTTCAACTCCTTCTCAGTATACGTCCCCCCAACACAAGCTGCACGAAGTTCACTCGCCACTTTCTCCACAGCATCCACCAACCTATACAAACACTTATAACATCTATCCTCTGCGGTATAGGTAGGAGAAACATCAATACTCCTACACAATACCACATTTTCTTTAGAGCAATCCGCGCATGTTCCTATGGGGAAAAATTTCCCCCTCCACGCGAGCATCTGAACTACCCTTTTAGGCCCCACAATCCCTGCGGATTCACACACTTTTTGCAATCCTCCGTAGGAACCTTGTGGTCCTCGCACGGCTTGGCTGGCCCCCAATTCTTTCCCACTTTGAGATCCGCTGCTGCCCAGAATCCTTTGAGTTGTTCCGCAGGAGCAGGTATACCCCGCGTAGATTCTACACCAATCTTGGTGAATGTAGGCATGGTCATCTCTTCCCAAGGCCTTTCCATCACTTCCTTGACCGCTGGGGCTAATAGGGTTGGGTCCGGTGATGAAAGGAGAAAGCTGTCGTGTGTAGTTGTTACCAATCTCGCGGATGAACCAGTCCTCAAGTTGGTCGAGGGTGAAAGCGTATGGTTGGTTTGCTGCCCACCCGCTGAAATCGTTAAGCCTTCCAATAGAGGCAATATAGTTAAGCACATCATCGCCTCGCTGCTTTGCACTATCCATCCCATCGCTTCGCGGAAGTCTGCTTCCTTCGCCCACTTCGTTGCTCCTTTGTACGAGTTATAGTAATAACTAGGGAGTCCCCAAGGGTTGGTAAGAACCTCCCCACGTTCAAGTTGTCCTCGTATCCGTCCCCACCATCTAACAATGTTAGGGTAAGCCTGTCTCGCGGCTTGATCGATAAGAAGAGCGTCCTTTTTTGAGATCCCATAAAGCTCCTGCATCTTAAATGGTCCCATCCCAAACACCCACCCATAACTAAGGGGCTTAGCCAACTTTCTTAGCGAATGCTTCGATCCGGGGAATAAGGTTGCTTCCGCTTCCTCCTTGTCTTGAGGCGGCTTGATCCCGATTGCTTCCGCCAGTATTCTCGCATTGTGGGTGTGGATGTCACCTTTTTCGATAAGCTCATACATCCCCCACTCCCCCGCGAGGAAGGCGGCGATTTTAGCTTGGACTTGGCTCCAGTCTGCGGATACGAACCAATCGCTGAGGCCGTCGGGCACATAAATGCTCCTACACTCCTCGGGAATATTCTGCAAATTACCACTATCTGAACTTCGTCCTTTGCCTGTGTCAGAAAAGTCTGAACCTGACGCCACTCGCTTCGTGGAAGTTCGGTGAAGGCTGTATGAAGGGTGTGTGTAGCCTTCTCGATCAATCTTAATTTTGTACTCGGTGGACAGTCTTTTGGAACACCACTGTATTTCCCCCGCATACCTAAGCACCTCCACATCAGCGTTATGCTGAATCATCCACTTCAATTCATCCTTACCCAGTTTTTGATTACCTTTCTTCGTGGTAGATCGCGGAGGAG